TTGAGCAAGTACAAGGTAAAGACCACGGCTTCACAGATGATGAAATTCCAGTGGCTTTCAAGTTGCTAAAATCCGAAGAAAGTCAATATAAAGATTTTGGCGACTCCGCAAAAACAAGCCCCCTAAACGTGCTCTCTGATAAGGAATTTTAACAATGGCTTTTAGCAACCAAAATTTAACACAAATTGAAGGTGTTGACGGGGGTGTGCAATCAAATCACCCCGCCAATATGGTCTTCACCTATGCAAATTATGAAGATTTATTGAAGGCAGGTCGATTCGCAAAAATTGACGCGGGGCGACTCGATAACATGGACGGCTCAGCGACTCCGAATATTGCAGGTGTCGTCTTGCGATACCCATACATGACCATTGAGGACGGCGGTGCTTACGACTCCACAGTGGTGCCTCAAGTTTACGGCGTTCTTTACAAAGGACTCGTAACTGTTGATGTAAAATCAGGCGAATTGGCTCCAGTAAAATTTGGGAAGGTTTACGTTTCCAATGCTGGCGATGCTGATGATGGGCTTGCAACATCAAAAGTTACAGATATTGATTTTGGCGTAAAATTCATTGAAGAAGTCAAGACAGGCGTTTGGCTTGTTTTGGTTGATCCAGCTTAGATATAGGTGATAAAATGACAAACAAAAACAAATTGTCAAATGTTTTTAACATCAAATCGATTAAAACGCTGGATTCGGCGTTGCAGTCCTTCGGTGATGTTGCGTTTAAAGACGCTGCTCAGGGAAATTTGCTTAATCGGCAATTTTTCCGTTTAGACCCGCAAATCTTTGAAGCTAAGTATCCAGAAAATACTTATCTAAACAGCGGAATCACCATTGACAATTCCGGCGGTGCAGCAACTTTCATCCAATCATTGCGCCGCAATCGCAATGGGCAGTTTAAACTTGCTGGTGACTTGGATGCCGCAAAAGGTTTAATTTCCTACGAACATGAAGTTTCTGGCCTGCAAGTTTTTGATTATGCGGCCGAGTCGAAATGGACAGATCAGGATGTTAGACGCGCTGCAATGGCGAATCTAACTAACCCTGTGAATGAATTTTTGCGAATTCACAATGAATTATATCAGCAACATATTGATATTTCTGTTGCAACTGGCCTACGCGATTTAACTGGTGCTACAGGTTTGTTAAATTACGCAAACTTTACAGATGTGACAGCCCCCACAGCACCAACTACAGGGAAAGAGCTTTATGCCGCTATCACATCTGTAATCGCGCGTCAACAATCAAAAGCGAACGGCATTTTGCAATTTATGCCAACGCATGTGATTTTCCCCATTGATGTGATGACCGCATGTGAAAATACCGTTTACGACTCGAACGGTACGAAGCCAGATACTGTTCTGGCTGTACTGCAAGGTAATTATCCTAATATCACTTTCTTGCAGTCTGTGCGCAACAACACAGGTGGTGTAGGTGGTGCATCTGTAATCATCGTGTATTCGGCAAATTCCGAAAACATGAAGATTCGCATCCCCGAACCATTACGATTCGCCCCACAAAATCAGGTTGGGTTCACCTTCACGGTGGAGTCGCAATTCTCTATTGCTGGCATTGATATTCTTGATAACAATGCCGCGACTCGGATGCTGGGTTTAGATGTATCCGCATTTGTTCCTGCTGCTGCTTAAGGTGTAAAAAATGGCGTTGATTGACGATTTTAAGAATTTATTCCCTGAATTTGATTCGGCGATTGTGGATCAACGCTTTTCAGAATTGTACGGAGTCGCCATCTGTATTTATGGCGGCTCCGAGTCTGTACAGTGTCAAAAAAATGCGTTGCTTTATTTGATTGCGCATCTTTTTGTTTTAGATCAAAGCCCTGACCAAGGCACGCAAGGGGCTGCAACAAGCAAAACAGTTGGCAGCGTATCAACAAGTTTTGCATCACCAAGTAACATTTCTTTAAACAATTCTTTTTTATCATCTACAAAATATGGGCAAATTTTCCTAAAACTTATTCCATACCGTAGCGGGGGGGTGTTTGCATGACACCAGAACAAACGCAAAAGTTGATGAAAGAGTATGAAAAACAGCTTGAAACATCGAAAAAAAAAGCTGTGAAAGTTGGGATCCCATCGGATGTTGTTGCGGGCGAAATTTACAACGGAAAAACAATCCAGCAAATTGCGGCTTATGCCGAATTCGGAACATCCGAATCCCCGCGGCGCTCTTTTATCGGCGATACCGTTAAACTGAAACAGGATGAAATAAAAAGAGTCATTGACAAACAGTTTTCTTTGCTTTTTGAGCGTGGTCAAAGTGTAAATAATGGCCTAGAAACGGTTGGGGCATTCGCGTCAAATAAAATAAAAGAATCATTTAGAACAAGTGGATTTGGAAAATGGAAAAAGAATGCCCCTTACACGATTCGCGCGAAAGGTAGCAGCAAGCCTTTGATTGATACGGGTACTCTTAGAAACTCCATTACATGGGTTGTTGAAAATGATTCCTAACATGGCCGCAACAGTGGCAGCTTTTGAGCAAGCGGTTAATTTAATTACAGTGACGAAAAGCATTGTTGCGGGCGATTTTAAAAATCCAGTGGAAAGTATTTCATCGCAAGAATCGATTCGCGCAGTCATTCAAGTTGCGAATCCCGAAAACCTGAATGTTTCTGAAATTGATTTTAGTTTGCGGTACGTGCGAATCCATACACGCGTAAATCTAAACATAAATCAGTATATCAGCTATGCAGGAAGCACATACCGAATCGTAACAGAACAAAATTGGAGCGATTACGGGTATTTTGAATGTATCGGGGAGGAGTGGCATGGAACCTTTGAATAACTTTTGTGCTTTTTTTTCCGATTTAATGGGTATCACATACCCAACTTTGCAGCTTGGCAGAACAAATGCGAATCGGGGCAATGATAATAAATCGCTATTGGTGATTATAGATAGCGCCGGCGCGAAGGCTTTAAGTGGATTCGGAAATAAATACGATGGCGACTCGGAGGAAACGACATATTATTCCACAAGCGTTCTGCCTGTTACTATTGATTTTTTCGGTGATGATGCGCAGCAGCTTGCGTTTAAGTATGCCGCGATATGCACAGGCGAGTCGGCTCGGCGGATTCTTTACAATGGCAATCTGAATATCACAGTAAAAAAACCGCGACTCGTGCAGGACTTGAGCTTTATTGAGGGGCGCACATGGTCGAATCGTTATCAGGTGCAAACTGATGTAATATACATATCATCTTTTACCGAGTCCGTGTTAAGATACGACAATCAAGAAAGTACTTTTTTAGTTGACAAATAGGGGCTAAGCATGGCTGACATTTCCAATGTAGTAACGGTTAATTTAAACCTTGAACCTGTGCTTGCGCGGGCGGGTAATATTAACACTTGTGCTATTTTTACAAGCAATAACAATGTTTTATCAACAAGCGAGCGTTTTCGCTCTTATCGGACTTTGACCGAAGTCGAGTCCGACTTTGGCACATCTTCACAGGAGTCGGTATGGGCACGGCGTTTCTTTGGTGCTCCGAATCCAGTGCAAGCAGGTGGTGAGCTTGTTTTTTCTTTCTGGCGCGCAGCAGATGAAACAGTACCAGCAAAAGCCGCCGAATTAGAGGGCGGGCAAGTTGTTACCGAGTCGCTTATTCCACAGTTGCAGCAGATTACAGATGGTGAGTTTGATGTAACTGTTGATGGCGGGGCTGTGCAAAACATCACTGCACTTGATTTTTCTGGCATCGATAGCGCAGATGAAGCGGCCACAATTTTGGATGCGGCCATTTCTGGTGCAAGCGTTACCTTTGATGAAAACTTAAAATTTGTATTGACTTCTGATACAACGGGGGCTTCATCAACTTTAACATATGCAACAGAGCCTGCAGCGCCCGCAGGAACCTTTATTGGCGACCTGCTACAATGGACACCCGAATCGGGCGGACAGCTAACACAGGGGGCTGCAAGCGATGTTTTGACGGCCGAATCGAAGCTAGACGCAATTAATGCTTTACAATCAGAACTTTTTGTTGGTGGCATGACCTTTATTGCCCGCCTAACAGACCAAGAAATTGCTGACATTGCTTCAAAAGTGCAAGCAGATCAAACGACTCTGTTTTATTACACCTTCAATAATGCAACCAATTTGCAACGGAGCCAAACGAATCCAGCTTGGAAAGTAAAAACATCTGGACAAACCTTTTTCCGCATGACTTATACCACAGCGAATCAAACTTACATGGCTGCGGCGTACATGTCCAAAACACACAGTGTGCTTTTATCTGGTCAAAACACGACCAAAACACTAAATCTTAAAACTTTAACAAACATCGAAGCCGAGCCACTTAGCCAGACAGAAATTAACGCAGCCGAATCGATCGGCATGGATGTATATATTCCTATTAAGGACACATCCAATGTGTTATCATTCGGCGCAAACGACTACACGGACAACATTTACAATATCGCGGCTTTTGCCGAAGACTTGCGAATCGGGTTGTTTAACCTTTTGCGCGGTACGGCAACAAAAATACCACAAACAGCGGCAGGAGTCGCAACCGTTGTTCAAGGGGCTGCAACAATTTGTAACAAATATGTGCGAAACGGTTTTATCGCGGCTGGGGAATGGACTCGGCCTGCTGATACCTTTGGTAATCTAGATACCTTTTTGAACGCGATTCGCACGAAAGGATATTACATTTTAGGCACAGACCCTGCAACACAACTGCAATCTGAACGCCAAGAACGTAAAATTACACTGCAAATTGCCATTAAGCTGGCTGGTGCTATCCACATTGTAAATGTCAATGTTGTTGATAACAAATAGGTGAAAAAAATGTCAAACACTGTAATTTTATCGCAGACCGTCATTGTGGATGGTACGGTTATCGCGGACGCGCCCGAAGGTGTGTTTGCGGATATTGATTTTCCGAATCCAAAAACGGCGCGAGTCAATGGTCAAAATGGGGCGACCATTTCGGAAACATCAAACGGAAAAATTGCTAACATAATTGTTTACGCAATGCAATATTCCGACTCGGATGAATTCCTAAATAATTTAATGAACGAATCGCCTCGCAGATTTATTGAGGGGCGTATTTCTTCCCAAATCCAGCGCAATGGCGAAGAAAAAACCGATTCGATTGAATTTCAAGCAGGTGCGATTGTAAATGAAAATACAATTACACTTAACAACACGGACGGCGCAACAGTCGCACGCCAATACACAATTCAAGCCCTAGCGACTCGCGAGGTGTAAAAAAATGGATCAGATGGAACTAGCAAAACAGATTCGAAAAGATAAGTGCATGGAAATTAATGGCCGAAAATATGAATTGACATCGGTAAATATTCATGATGCGACTTATATTAATGGTTTCCTCGGTAAAAATAAGGATTCTTTGGAAAAAGAAGGCGCTGCTTTGGGGCTTATGAATAAAGACTTAACTCCAGATTTTGCGCAGGTGCAAAAAATCATGGAGCGCGTCTGGCTTTTTGATGGGTTTTCTATTGAAAAGTTACCAAAACACTGGGATGAACACCCCGAAGACTATTATCAATTCTACATTTTTGGAATGTTAGCAATCGCATCCCCTTTTTTGGGCGGAGTCGCTACAAGCTAAGTTATATTGTAGCCAGAGATAATGTAGAACATATCAAGCACACAAATGTAAAAGAATGGGATTTTATTCTTTTTAACCTCATTAAAAGTGGATATGGGAGTTATTCAGAATTGAGCCAGATTGATGCAGAAATTGTGCTTGATATGCATGAACATATGTGCATATGCCAAGATATTGAAAAGCATATGATAGACCGTGCAAGGGGTAAGTAATGGCAATTGTTAATGAAGTTGTAACAAAGTTTTCATTTGCTGGAAACTTATCACCATTGCAGCGGTTCAATTCTGGCTTGGATGGTATCATAGCGGGTTTAGCTGGAGTCGCGGCGGCAACTGCTGGCGCGGCTGTGGCGGTAGCTGGCTTTACAAAGTCTGTTGCCGCTTCAGTTGATCCCACCATTCAGTTATCAAGAGCAACAGGTGTCGCAGTTGAAACTTTGCAAGAATTGCAATTTGCTGCGGCAACCAATGGCTCTTCGGTGGAGTCGCTAAACGCTTCGATTGAACGCTTTTCAATTCGAATCGGGGAGGCTGCTAAAAGTGGCAATGAGGACTTTCAACGACTCGGAATCTCAATCCGTAATGCATCTGGAGACGTAAAAAGCACAGATGAATTGTTGCAGGATGTGCAAAAGAGCTTTGCTCGCCTGAGCTTGTCGCAAGCGGAAAAAATAGGATTCGCTGAGCGACTCGGTATTGATCCCAGCCTTGTGCAGCTCTTAAGCTTAACAGAGGAACAACTTGCGGCGACTCGGCAGGAAGCTGAGCGAATCGGCGTCTTTAGCACAGAGCAAGGTAACGCGCTGGCATCACTGACGGATGAATTCACGCGAGTCGGCTTTGCGATTGATACTTTAAAAGTTGATATTGCTGCTGGCCTAGCCCCTGTGATTCGCGGCATTGCCGATGATTTTAAAAATTTCCTCGCCGATAACCGTGAATTAATTGTGAAAGGTATTTCTTTTGTTACAAAGGGAATCATCGCGCTTAGCGAGTCGTTTGTTAGGCTGGCTCCAGTTTTGGGGGTGGTCGCTGCTGGTTTTGTTACCCTTAAGATTGCTACACTAGGATTCGCGGGCGCGCTTGGTGTGCTCGCTTCGCCGATTGTTATTACAACGGGCTTTATCGCTGGCATTGTACTTTCACTAGATGACTTAATTGTTGCGCTGAGTGGTGGCGAATCGGCAATAGCAAGCTTTTTTTCAAGCATTGTAACTGGTGCGCTTGATTTTATTATTGAGGGCATCGAATCGATAAGAGAGGCAACCGCTGATCTTGCAGATGATATTGCTAATTTCCTAGGTAAAGATGTGACTGGCGTCATATCATCTGTAATATCGAACATTGGTAATGCAATAAAAAGCATCACAAACGCAATTTTTAGCGCGCTATCTGGTGTTGCGACTCGCATTGTAAATACTTTTACAAGTATTACAGGTCGACTCGCGGGTTTTTTTGAAGCTCCAATTGGAACAATCAAGGGAATATTTCTTGATTTAACTGGTTTTATTACTGGTGTCTTTTTGGATGTTATAAATTCCGTTGTTGGCATATTTGATGATGGTTTTGTAAAAATAGGGCAAGGCATTAGTGAGATTTTTACAGATATTGTAAATTTCTTTAAAGGAATTTTTTCCGATTTAATTCTTGGTATTGCTGATGCTGCGAACACAATCGGAGTTATTTCCGATGAAGAGCTACAAAACTTGCAAAAAACATTTGAAGTTTCTGTTAATAAATATGCAGATCAAGGCGTAAGCAACACAGTAAACAATGCCAATGTTAATCAAAATGTAACAATAAACGTGCAGGGCAGCAATGCAAATGAAATTGCAAGTAATGTTACAAATAATTTAAATAGCCAGTTGTTAGATACCCAAAACCAATTCCGATTCGGGGCACTATGATGAGTGAAAGCCAGTCTTTTTTAAGTGGTGTACAGAAAAACACCCGATTCGGAATCAGCCGAGTCGGGATTGGTGGCTTTACATTTTACACAAATGTTAGAGAAGTCCCAACTTACCAGAATAATGTTCCTGATACGTTCCTAGAGGATGGTTCCAGCGTATCACAAAACATAATAAATGCCCCAATTCAGTTGGAAATTACTGGAGTCGTTGGTGATTTATTTCTTGACTATTCTTCAAAGCCAGAAATACGGCGTGTTGTTTCTGCAACACCTGCCAACATAACATCATACGAGCAAGGGCAGCTAACTGTTGCGCAGCAGCAGCAGCGTGCGCAAGTTATTGATGACTCCGAGTCGCGCTATTCAAGCATTGATGAAAGCGGGCAACAACCCGCGGCGATTCTTGGCGGGCAGCTATCTCGTTCGAATCAAGAGAAATTTATTTCAACGATTGAAAGCTATTTTTTCGGAAAAAACCTAATTTCTGTTGATGTTGGCACACGTCAGTATGAAAACATGGCTATTGTTTCATGCGCACTACCACGCGACTCGGTATCTGATTCAATCGAATTTTCTCTTACCTTGAAACAAGTCCGAGTCGTTAGTGCGCAAGCCTTACGAATCCCAAAGGGGCTAAAAAACACAGCTTCACCAGCTATCAACGGGCAAGCCGAAGAGTTAGCAGAAAAGGGGGCGCAGACTGGAAAAGAAACAACAAATCAAGAAAAAAGCCTTTTAACTCAAATTTTTGAGGCGTTCTAATGTCAAAACGAATCGAAAATATAACAGATGAATACAACCAAAGGCATGTTATTACTACTGATTTTGGGGAAATATCCCTATCTTTGAACTACAGCACAATAACAAAATCATGGAGTATCAGCGTTGTGTATGGCACAACTGGAATTTATGGCAAACGAATCGCGCTGAATGTTCCTACATTTTTAGAACAGAATTTGCCCTTTGATTTTGTTTGCCTCGATTCGTCTGGACAAGAAGTTGAACCTTTTTTGAAAAATGATTTTTCATCTGAGCGCTGCAAGCTTTATTTACTTGAGCCTGAAGACGTGCGGCAGATTCGTGGGTTTAGCGTGCCATTATGAATTTTTTATATGATTATTTTCTTACTGTTGGCTTGCGAAATGGTGGCACAATTACAGTTAGGCCACCAATGCGAATTACTTTCAATATCGAGCAAGCCACAACGGGCGGACTAAATAAAGCAAATATCCAGATTTATAACTTATCGGATAGCACACGCGCGCAAATCGTGAAAGACCCTACCGACTCGGTTATTATGCAGGTAACTTTGCAGGCTGGATACGTTGGAAATATTAAACAAATATTTAAGGGTAACATAACACAAGCAAGAAATGCGCGCCAAGGTGTTGATTTTATTACAAGTATTGAATGCTTAGATGGTAACGAAGCGGCACTTTCAAGCTTCACAAGTGCGGCTGTGCGCGGAAAAAACGAATCGATACAACAACTTGTAAATGACATGCAAGGAGTCGACTCTGGCAAAATTACAGAGCAATCACCATTGACTCGCGCCAAAATCATGTTTGGGAATAGCTGGAAATTATTGCGCGACTCCACAGACCCGCAGCAAGAAGTTTTTATTCATGACCAAAGGGTAAATATTCTTAATCGCAATGAAGTTTTAGGCAGCACTATCCCAATTGTTTCACCTGCCACAGGATTAAAAACCACACCTGAAAAACAGCAGCGGCAAATTGTGTTCACGACTCTAATAAACCCAGCCATCCGACTCGGCGAACAAGTATCCCTGCAGAGCACAACAGCCAGATATATCAACGGAATTTACAAGGTAATTTCTATTTCTTTTACAGGTGATTATGAAGGTGAAAGCTGGGAGCAAAAAATTAAGGCTATCGCGAATCCAAATTCTAAGGTGCTATAATGCCAGAAAATGTGCAAATAACAGATATTTTTATTGAAGTTGTGAAAGGTTTTTTATCCGACACGCACACATGCACGATTGCGCGAGTCGTTGCAGTAAATGAAACAACGATTGATGTAAAACCTGTTATCAATGCAAAGGACTCCAACGGAATTGAAAGGGAATTACCTGTTTTTCCAGAGGTTCCAGTTGTTCATATGCAAGGCGGTTCTTCATATATGGCTTTTCCTATTTCTATAGGGGATTATTGCTTACTTGTTTTTTCTGAACGATGCATAGATCGCTGGTGGTCTGGTTCTGATAATGTTTTGCCCGCAGAATTCCGCATGCATGATTACTCTGATGGATTCGCTATTGTTGGTATTAGAAACGAATCGAATGGGATAGAAATACCGAGCATTATCACGACACAGGGCGACTCGGTTCAAGATGGGGACTATACCTTAAACGGCGACCAAGTTGTGAATGGCAATATTACAATTAACGGAAATTTAACCGTAAATGGAAATATTAATTCAACTGGTGGCATGAGTGCGGGCGGTGAAATTACTTGCTCTGATGCGGTTATTGGCGGAATTCGATTCTCCACACATGTTCACGGTGGAGTCGTTTCTGGTGGAAGTGATACGGAGGTGCCAAAGTGAGAGTAAGTAAATTAAATAAAAATGACGATTGGAGCTTTGGTCGCGGAATTTTGGATTATACAACAAAATCCAATGCCGTTCTTCAAAATTTAAAGACAAGAATTAGATCGTTTCAAAATGATTGGTTTTTGTCAATAGAGTCAAACATTGATTGGCGCACAATTTTAGGGCAGCCAAGTAACGAAAGCGTAATAAGGTCAGAAATAGAGCGAGTCGTTTTATCTACAGATGGTGTTGCAAGCCTTGACTCTTTGGAGCTTATAACGCAAAATAGGAAAGTAAGAATCTTGTTGACAGTAACAACGATTTATGCCGATGTAGTTTCTTTGCAGGTGGATTTGTAATGGTAAAGCCTATAATTGATGAAAATGGCGTGCAAATTGGAACGCTTGCAGATGAAATTGAAGATTTGTCAAATAAATTTAAAGCTATTTATGGCGATGATATTAACATCGACCAAGATAGCCCAGACGGCCAGCGAATCGGCATCATTGCAAAAGCGTTACAAGATTTAAAAGAATACGGCCGTTTTATTTACCAGAGCTTTGACCCT